GGTGTTGGGGCATCATGGACGGATATTTCTGGTAAAGATCACAGCATCAGTTCTGGATCAGATATCGAATATAAGTTGGATAAGGATGAGAATCTCTATGTTCTTAATTATCGCACAGCAGGCTATCGTTCTCGTCGCATGGTTTATCTTACTGACAAAATTCATCATGATACTCTTACTAGTAAGGGATATAGCTACTGGAATACTAGTGGCAAAAAGAATGGAGACATGAAATTCTTCTGGTGTGATATTAGTGCTGCTGAAACAGCTAAAAAAATTGTGATAAAGTATTGCAACATAAATGATTGTTTTGGTTATCTTATGGTACACACCAAAGACCATACCAATGTCTCTAGTGGTTTTAAATCACTAGTCAAGGATGTTGGTGAAGATAATATTCTTAATGTATCTGATTATCGTGATCTAATTAAGAGTAGTCCTAAAAATCGTGGTACTAAGGATAGTAAGGGTAGTGTTAGCGACCAAGAAATCTTTTTGATTATCGGAGATACTACTAATACTAATAGCCTTAGCTATGACTATAATGATGCTTCATACATGAGAAGTCTTAGCCAGGAAAGACTAGATGATCTTGAGGACGAGGATGAGATTGTTTATCTTCCCGTCGTTAGATATTCTGTGGCGAATGATACCTATCCAGGGATTCAGAATCTTTATGGTCACAAAGATTTTCTGACTAAGCAAAAAGTATTTGATGATACAAATATCTATGCTATTAAGAAGAGTGTGGTTGATCGTTTAAAGAAGGATGGGTATAACCTTGTGGATTTTAATACTTGGTTCAAGAAACGACTCAAGAAACTTAATGATACCAAGTTTAAGGATATCTATCAGTTTAATGATCTTGTTCAGAAGTGTCAAGACGAATTCAATAGCGATGACAAGCTAAACAAATCATATCGTGAAGGTTATCTAGACAAACAGTTTCTCTTTCATATCTTAAATGTTTTTGGTCTTGAATATGCAAAGCATATCAACAAGCGTAGTATTATCGATACCCTAAACAGTCTTATGATTATTGAGTTTTTTGCGGACACTATTCATCGTGAGAGTTTTGACATCACTAAGTTTAAGAAGGATGATTATTACGCTCATATGACAAAGCTGCTGAATGATTTTGGAGTCAATGGTCTTGATAGCACTAAGATTAAAGAGGCCAATGTTCTCTATAATCAAATCAACGCTATGTTGTTAAGTATTTATGACAAAAGTATCGTTGGGGAATATCAGAAGATTTTCACCCCTTCAACGACTGCTAAATATGATTGTCCAAAAATGGTCGAGTTGAGAAAAACAATTAAAGCGGAGGTTGACAGCAATCCGATTATGAAGTATATTATGTGTATCCATCCGGTATCGGGCAATCTGAGAGAACTTAGGAATACTAATCCTCTCAAGCAACTTGATGCTGAAACTTATTATGGTCAAAGGCATGATGAGCGTTGGCTTAATAAGATGGATGATAATAAGGTTGAAGAACTGAAGTTGTTGTTTGGTAAAATTATCGGATAAGATATTATGACAAAATTAAATATTACTTATGATGAATTATACCACCTTTATATAACTCAAGGGTTGTCTACACTTACCATAGGAAAATTATATAATGTTCATCATACCTCTATCTTAGATAAATTGAATAAACTTAAAATTAAAACCAGAAATATCTCTGATGGTAAAAAAGTTTCAAAGCTTAATAAGGGGGCATCAAGCAAGTTATTTAAGCATGGACTAGACGACAGAGGATATAGGGTCTTTAGGCAAGGCGGTAAAAAATCTAAAGAACATAGAATTGTTGCTGAAAATATTCTAAAAAGACCTTTATCTAAAAATGAAGTAGTTCATCATGTTAATGGTATAAAAACAGATAATAGGGCAGAAAATTTATGGATTTTTCCGTCACAAAAAGATCATGCAGAGTATCATTGGAACGGAACAATACATAAGGATACGATTGTTTTACAAAATGTTGATTAGTGCTATATTTCACAGGAAACTTTAATAGGAGATTTTTTATGTCTGTTGTGCCTTTTATGTGGGTTGATGGTAACCTGACGCTGGTTCTGAATAATAGGGCTTATCAGGTTTTGCCGGATCATATTAATTACAAGATGATTCTTGATGCTTTGCCAACAGCAAGTGCTGATGAACTTCTTGATATTGTTGATGTTCAAAAGGCTGTTGCTACTTTTAGTGATGGTTTCATAGAGATTAAGAATGGTCAAGTCGCTTATCAGGGAGAGGCTGTTCATGGATCTATTAGTAAGCGTATTCTTGAGTTTATGAGTAAGGGTCTGCCTTTTCAGCCTCTTGTTAATTTTCTCAATAATATTATGGAGAATCCTAGTATGCAGAGTCAAAAGGAACTTTATGATTTCCTTGAACATGAGCATCTGCCGATTACTGAGGATGGATACTTCCTTGCTTATAAGGCAGTTCGTTCAGACTTTAAGGATAAGTATCGTGGCACGTTTGATAACAGAGTAGGTCAGGTTGTGAGTATGCAACGAGCAAAGGTTGACGATGATCGTGCCAGAGGTTGTTCTGATGGTCTTCATGCTGGTGCATTAAATTATGTAGCCGGTTATGGTAGTCTAGAGGGTGGGGATAAGATTGTGATCGTTAAGATCAATCCTCGTGATGTTGTTAGTGTTCCTAGTGATTGTAATTGTGAGAAACTTCGCACCTGCCAATACGAAGTTGTTGGTGAGTATCAGGGTGAACTTCTCAAGCCTCTTTATTCAGCGAACTTTTCTGATGAAGAATACGCTGATTATGAGGATGATGAGGATTACGATATGGATGGTGAATACTGGAATCAGTTTGACGAGGAAGAGGATGACGAAGAAGATTATGACGATTCGTATCTTGGTTGATTAAAAGAATTAGTGGAGTTTGGAGACTAGAGATAATAGCCTCTGGTATTGAATGATTCACACGCTATTTGAGGGGGTTCGATTCCCTCCCACTATTTTATATTTATAATGACAGCATAGGTTGCTGTCTCGATATAGATTCATTTACAGGAAATGGTGAAATATGTTTAAGCATGAAGAGATAATTTATTCTTGTGGTCAAAAAAACACAATAACAGACATAAACAATAATCAACAAATTATTGCTTCTGATTTTGTTGAAGAACTCACAGGAAAGGCATACGGAGAACTTGAACTGGTTGAGCCTTCTTCTGTTAGTCCTCAAGTGAGTTTAAATCTGAGCGGCCAGCAGACCAAACTTTTAAAAACGGTTATAGAGTACCTCAACCAAGCGTCCACAGCGTTGTATTTCAGTCACAATGTTTTTCTGAGTAGTTCGGCCAAAGACCTTGCTGCTCAGTTGGGTGATCAGTTTTGTGTAGGGTGAAAAATGAATGATCCTTATGACGAAGATGATGGTTATGATGATGATCAATATAATTATGACAACCAAAATATATGGTATTTCAAATTTGATGTTAGTCAAAACCCCTTGTTCTCAAAATGGATCAATGATATAGTCAACAACATAATCAATCCCCTTGACGAACCTATTATAGATCAGATAGATAAGGCTTGCAAAAGTGAGTTCGTGTTTCCTGTGAATAGTTGGAACTCTAATACTGGTAAGACTAAACCCTTCCAGTATTTGGGTTCTAATTATAATAAAGAACCTATATGGAAAAGTAAATATTTTGTTATCAATAAAATTAACTCTGAATATAAGCTACACATACAAACTCACGCAATACACTTTGTTACACAGCCAAGTTATTACAAAGGATTATTCGATATCTTAAATTAAAGGAAGAATTATGTCAGAGCCTGAGTGGTTTATTGTTCCAAATTTGTCAGATTTTACAAATAAGACTAGAGCTATAGTCTACAACAACTTCGGAACCTGGCAAAAAAAAATAGATACTGATATTATTATTGAAGAAATTACAGAAAACGAGAAAGAAGAATTTAACAAAATCTTATCACATCAAGAATCGCTAGTTATAATTAAAGAAAATATTAAAAAAGAAAAAAATAAAAAAACAAAAAAATATAGATATTTATTAAACGATATAATATTTGCTGAAATAGTTCACCAACTTAATGAAAGAATGACAAGTAATATAGTTAATCGACTTGTTCAGAAAGGTCTGATCGAAACAGCGTTTGATGATGAGTCAAACGATTTTGTATTCTGGGTAAAAGAAGATAAAGATGAAAACAAAAACCAAAAACCAGAAACCGATTGAGATAGACGCTCATTTTAAATACAGGTGTTCAGCAAACAACTGCAATTTTGATCATTGGATTTCTATTAAAGAGGCACAAACAAAAAATTTCAAAATAGTGTGCGATTGTGGTAGTGTTTTCAGCCCTAAGAGAATAAAAAAACTAAAAATAATTTATGAAGTCAATGTCATAAAAACTACTAATGACAACTCCAATAAAAAAGACGAGAGTGTTGCCGTAGAAAAAATTCCTGTTGACCTTCAGGATTCATGTGTTAAACTATTGGTTGGGTATGGATTCACAAAAAATGAATCTTTGGAATTGTCATCTAAAGCATTTGCCAAGCATAAAGTTACCAATGCTGGCTTATTGATTAAATATATTTTACAAAATTTGGAGGAACTGAATGTCTCTTAAAAGACCAACTTCATTCGATAATATTATTGGACAGTCTGATGTGGTGTGCCGTCTTAAAATATCCACTGGTGGATGTAAAAAAAACGGAAGTGTGCTTCCTCACGTTTTAATAGATGGTCCCCCAGGTCTTGGAAAGACCACGATAGCGGGTGCTATAGCAACTGAAATGGGCGTTAATCTTTATACTGCAAATGCTGCTAATCTAAGAAGTGTCAAGAGTATACTTCCATATCTTTTGAGGATGTCTAAAAGATCAGTATTTTTTATAGATGAAATTCACAGACTT